ATACTGAATACTTAATTCTAGCTGGTAAAAACTTAGGAGTAGGTGATTATCTTTTATTTACTGATGCAGTTGTTATAGTCCAAGGTGGTGATGAAATTAGGATTGAACAATCAGGTACTAACTCAGTAACATATATTGTAACAATCGAATTAATTCAAGACCAAACAATTCAGTTTCATAGTTAAGGAGCAATGATGAAGCAAACTAAAGGACAGAAAAAAGTAGGTAAGGTTATGAAAGAATACAAAGAAGGAACTCTTCATAGTGGCAAAGGAGGTCCTGTTGTTAAGTCCCGTAAACAGGCCATTGCTATTGCTATGTCTGAAGCTGGTATGGCTATGAAGAAAAAGAAAGCCAAGAAGTGAAGCAAGGTCTTTACGCAAATATTCAAGCAAAGCGTAAGCGCATCAAAGAAGGAAGCGGTGAAAAGATGCGTAAGCCTGGGACCAAAGGAGCTCCTACTGCTAAGGCGTTTAGACAAGCTAAAAAGACTGCTAAAAAATGAAAGATTCAAGACTAACAAGAGCTGGTGTAGCTGGCTATAACAAACCTAAACGTACTCCTAGTCATCCAACTAAGAGCCACGTAGTGGTAGCCAAGGAAGGCGATCAGGTTAAAACCATTCGCTTTGGACAGCAAGGTGTCTCAGGGTCTCCAAAGAAGGCTGGAGAGTCTGAAGCATACCGCAAGCGTAGAGAGTCTTTTAAGTCCAGGCACGCTGAGAACATCAAAAAAGGTAAGATGTCTGCAGCTTATTGGGCAGATAAAGTTAAATGGTAGTTGACACGTACTAATTTCTATGGTATAATATTGTTATGACATACTTACAATTAATAAACGATGTGTTAATTAGGCTTCGTGAAAACGAAGTTAGTACTATTACACAGACTACCTACGCTAAAATGATTGGTAAGTTTATCAATGATATTAAGCGTGAGGTCGAAGATGCCTATGACTGGAACACTCTTACAGATACACTAACAGCCACTACTACTTCTAGTCTATTTAACTATGTCTTGACTGGATCTGGGGTACGCTTTAGGGTTTTAAATGTTATAAATGACAGTAGCGACTGGTTCCTAGAAAATCCTACTGGGGCTTGGATGACTGATAAGTTCTTACTTAGCACACCAGAAACTGGGTCTCCAGCATATTATAGTTTTAATGGCGTAGACTCAAATGGAGATACTCAGGTAGACTTGTATCCTATTCCTGATGGTGCATATAATATCAGATTTAATATTATTAAGCCACAGGCTGCGCTAGCTTCAGCGTCAGATATTATTAAGGTTCCTAGTGAGCCTGTTATATTTGGAGCATACGCCAAAGCACTGGCAGAGCGTGGAGAAGATATGGGACAAAATAGTTCTGAGGCTTATGCTTTGTATCGTAAGTCTCTGTCAGACCATATTGCTATTGAAGCTAGTCGTTATCCTAACGAAACTTTATGGAATTTAGTATAAGTGGCTAAACCGCTTACCGCCGTATCAGTAGCAGCTCCAGGATTCTTTGGTCTTAATACCCAAGAGTCTGGGGTAACGCTACCTCCTAACTTTGCTTATGAAGCTACCAATTGTGTAGTGGATAAGTTTGGTCGTATTGGTGCTCGTAAAGGCTGGACCAAAGTTAATTCAGCTTTGAACACCGACTTAAGTACTAATAAGATTCAAACTCTATATGAGATTGTAAAAGAAGATGGCAATGTGGTTATATCTGCTGGTAATAATTATTTATTTACTGGTAGAGGAACTCTTACAACTGCTGTAGTTCGCAATAGTACCGACACTGCTAACTTATCCTATACGATTACTGACAACCACTGGCAGGTTTCGTCTATTCCATATGATACTGGATTAAATTCTTCGTTTCATGCGTACGTGGTTCAGGCAGGACATCCTGCTTTAATCTATCACGAGCTTGGTGCAACTGCCCACGCACATACTGGTAGCTACGGGTTTCAAAGATTAGCAGATATCGGAACTTTACCTACTGGCTTTAGCGCATCTACATTTACACCTAACTGTGCTCTTGGTGCGTATGGTCGTATGTGGTATGCAGATATTACTGGAGATAAACAAACTGTTTATTTTAGTGACTTGCTTAATGGCGATAACTTATCTACTGGGTCGTCTGGTAGTTTAAATATTGCATCAGTTGTTCCTAATAACGACCCTATTGTAGCTTTAGCAGCTCACAATAACTTTTTAATTATCTTCTGTAAACGTAATATTATAGTTTACTCAGGTGCAGATGACCCCGCTACTCTGACCCTTGCAGATACAATTAAAGGTATCGGATGTATTGCTAGAGACTCTGTACAGAATACTGGAACAGATATTATCTTCTTGTCGGACACAGGAGTACGCAGTTTACTGCGTGTTATCCAAGAAAAGTCTTTACCGTTTAGAGACTTGTCTAAAAATGTTCGTGATGATTTAATGTCATATGTAAACGAAGAAACGCCTAAGTTAATTAAGAGCGCTTATTCTCCTAACGATGCTTTCTATGTTCTGTCCTTGCCAACAAGCGGTCTGTGTTATGTGTTCGATATGAGAACAGCTTTAGAGGATGGATCAGCACGAGTAACTACATGGACAAACATTAGTCCGAATGCTTTATGTGTAACGGAAGCAAGAGAGCTGCTGATTGGTAAGGCTGGTTATATTGGTAAATATGGTGGATACGCTGATGATACGTCTAGCTACCGAATGGTCTACTATACAAGCTTCTTTGACTTTGGTGAATCTACTTTAGTTAAGATTCTAAAAAAGATTAATGTTATTGTATTTGGAGGAGCCTCTCAAAACTTTATTGTTAAGTGGGGCTACGACTATGGTGGTTTAAACTATAGCTCTACATTATCATTGTTAAGTTCTGCTGTTGCTCAGTATGGTATTTCTGAATACAACACAACTGCAGAATACTCTGGTTCAGAGAATATTAATCAGTTACATACATCAGGTATGGGCTATGGTAAAGTATTACAGGTTGGTTTTGAAGTTGAGATTCTAGACAGCTCCATGTCTATTCAAAAGTTTGATGTCTTTGTTAAAGGTGGAAGGACTATCTAATGAGTAATTACACAAAAGCTACGGACTTTGCAGCCAAGGATTCGTTGGCTTCTGGTAATCCTGCAAAGATTGTTAAAGGCACAGAGATTAACACTGAGTTTGCTAATATTGAGGTTGCTGTCAATAGCAAACTTGATGGTACTTTCTCTGCGTTAAATACTTTAATGTCTGGAAATACTCTTACTAATGGGACTATCAGTGGCGGTACATATTGATCCTGATGATAAGAAAGTTCCTGTCTGTGTTAGAGATGAATACATCATATACATTGAAAGAGTGGGACTAGCAAACTGGATGCACGCTGACGTGATCAAATGGACACCAGCAATATTTAAAAAGTTTGATAAAGATTTAGATACTATCTTTGAAATGCATGGTGGTCCTATGTTCATTATGATTAATAAAGAGAATACAAAATTGCAGAAGTTTGGAAAGATGTTCAGCTTCTGGCCTTATAAAGAAGTACAATGTTATGATGGTATTACAAGACTTGCGTTCAGGAGAATATAATGGGTGACATAATTAATGCAGTATCAGACGTATTTGGATTTGGTCCATCGTCTAAAGCTGCAGAAGCACAAACAACGGCTGCAGGAATTGCAGCTCAAGGCTCTGAAGCCGCTGCTCGTATTGCCGCAGACGCTGCAAAGTTTAGACCATATAATGTTCGTACAGCATTAGGTGGTGTAACCTTTGGAGATCAAACCCTTGGGATTGAATATGATCCAGCGCTAGCTGCGTATCGCTCTGCACTATTTAGACAAGCTGGAGCTGTTCTTCCTCAAGATATTGCTGCCGCAGAAGAGTCTGAATATCAAAAGCTTAAGACAGCCGCTGCGCCTGGGGTGCAACAACAGTACTCTCAGCTTGGTACAAGTCTTTTCCGTACTGGTAGACAAGGCTTAGATATTTACGGAGCTAATCCAGAGTTGCGTGCGTTTCAACAAGCACAGATTGATAAAGAAACACAGTTACGTGAACAAGCTAAAGCTAACGTAGCAGGACGTATAGCCCAGTCTACTGGTTTATTTACTTCTGGTCTTGGTGTCGAACAAGCAATGCTGCAGCCTCTTGAGATTGGAGCACAGCTAGGTGGTCGTTCTGCAGCCGCAGGAGCTACTGCTGGTGGTTTCTTACTTAAAGGTGGTATGGAAGCTGCTGCTCAGCAAGCTGCAGGTGCTCGTCAGGCAGGTCT